TTGGCGGAACCGGATGTTTTCGACTCTAGTCCTTAGGCTTCTTCCAGTAGTCCGCGCCCTTCGTCACACGATAGACCGCCCGCTTAACGACGGAGGCCGACACGCCATGTGCATAGCCTAACTCGCGATACGTCACCCCTCCAGCTCGATACAGCGCCACTACCTTCGCTTCAACATCGGGCTCCAAATTCCGACCCCGCCCCGGCTCTCTGCCGCGCTCCCGCGCAGCAATCTGCCCAGCCATTGAACGTTCCCGAATCATCGACCTCTCAAGCTGGGCAACCGCACCCAGTATCTGCACGACGAACACGCCCATGCTATTCGTTGTGTCCAAGGGCTCGGTGACACTCTTTATTGTTGCACCGACGCGCTCCAGACGCCGCAAGATATCGAGCAGGTCGAAAAGGCTTCTCGCGATGCGGTCGATCTTGTAGACAACCAACACGTCGCCACGCTTCAACGACGACAGGCACCGCGCTAGCTCAGGCCTCCCCCTCTGAGAAGCGCCGCTAGCCTTCTCGTGAAAGATCACGTCGCACCCAGCCTTATTGAGCGCATCAAACTGGAGATGTGTTTCTTGTTCGCGCGTGGATACGCGCGCATAACCTACGAGCATCTGATCCTCCAAATGTAAGACGCCCAAAGGCGTGATGCATTTGGCCGGACACAGTCAACACCAAAGGCGATGACACAAGCCATCCCATAAATGTAAGCAGTTGTAGACTCTCGAAAAAGGAGAGATTCAGCATGGACCCGCAATTCCAACGCCACCTCGACCAGATGGTCCGCAACGCACAGCGACAAGCCGATCAAGACCTATTCATCCTCTTCATCATCGGAGTCGTATCGACTGCCATCACGATCTGGGCGCTGTACTGGATCATCCGCTTCGCCGTCAGAGACGGCATGCGAGACGCACAAGAAGGCCGCAGAAGCACCAGACCGCCGAACCGGCACCCAGCTCGCGCAGAACACATCCCAGACATGCGCGCCGACTAGCAAGGCGCCTCCTGCCCTATCAATTCAGTACACAGGTAGTAGCTGTCGCGCCACCGACCGATGTGGTGCGTCACGATGACTTCGCCATCTTCGAGCCAGAAACAGCGCGGGATCAGCTCCAGCAGGCTCACTCCCGTGAACCTCGTGGCCACCGACTTCGGCAGCGGCTGATCACCCTTCGAATGCGTATATCGCTGCTTACCCTCAGGGAAGAGCTCCGCGTGCTTCAGGATGTACTTCGAGACGTAGGCCGCCATCTTGGCCAGCGATGACGTAAGCCCCCTGCCGGCCTTCTTCCCACCAACGAAGCACAGCCCGTTGTCCTTTCCGACGATGGCACGCCACACCATCGTGCCGACGTGCTTCGCGGGCACCTTACGCTCAATGAAGCCGCCTTCGACCTTTGCAGGGAAACGCACCTTGACGAACTCCGGGAGCTTGTACACGGCCGCGTGAACGTGCCATGCGCCCCGCTGCTGCGGCTCATAGCCCGCGCAATAGCCGAAGCCAGGAATAAGCTGCGACATACGGCGAAAGAAAGCCCGCGCGTGCTTCTTGCACAGCGCCTCGTCCGTCTGATTCTCGCGATAGGTGAGGGTCAACAGTTCATTGAAGCCCATCGACTTGATGAACCTCCTGCAGGTGGTCTTCGCCCGCGATGCATTGCGCTTACGCGCTGCCTCTTTGCGCTCCGCTGCATCAGCCTCTTCACGCTCCGGGTCCTTCTCGCCGAGGATCGACTCCCAGTCGGGAGCCGGACCTATCTCGTGCCACTCGATCACGCGCTGGGCCGAAATCTCCCGATGGCCGTTGCACTCCCACACCCGAACGTCATAGGCGTCATCCACGTATTTGCCTTCGTAGGCAATCCCATCCACAATTCGCTGCATCGCTGTTTCCCCAAGATAAGGCAGTGATCACGACCCGGGCGGCTGGCAGGCTGCGCCGGGTCTTTCTTTTGGCTGACCAGCGCAGGCTGGCCAAGACGAAACCGATAAATCAGGCTCTCTTCGCTGGAGCTTGTCGTGAAGTGAGTTAGTAATAAATTGGCCGCGCTGCGCGCGGCCTCGGATGGTGCTACGCACCCATCCTTCAGCCTCCCGCGCGCGACCGCAATCGCCATCAGCACATCCACCGACAAGGGGCTACGGCAGCAGCGCCCCTCCGGGCACTCGCACTGCGGCCGCTCGCACTGCGCCTGCTCGCACACCCCTCGCACTCGCATTCCGCTTTGCTGCATGTCTACGTGTCTACGGGGTGTGTCTACGCAGGCTCCGTGTCTACGCGCCCTCCGTGTCTCCGTGCCCTGCGTGTCGCCGCCGCCTTCGCATTGAGTTCCGGAGCCCGCAGCCGCGGGCGTCTTTCTGGCCGGCCAGAGACAAGGCAGGGGCACGTAACCCACGCGGCACCAGAGAGAAGATGCCTCCGCCACAAGGGCTCCGGCGCTTTGCTTTGCAGTAGCGCGAGCGCTGGCGCAGGGGCACGTAATACCCACGTGCTCGAGCAAGGGCATTCCAGCAGCCCGACTCACTGAGCGCCGGTCTGAAACGACCACTTTGAACCCGGCTGCACGCGCGGCTGCGGGTCTTGGGCCACAGGAGCCGCTACAGGGCCTGCAGCGGCCTTAGGCGGGTCACCTATCACCACCAAGCCGGACGGGGCCGCTGCGGCCGTCTCCGGGGCTACACGACGGGGTTCCAGGCGAGACGCTTCCTTCGTCTCACCCTCCGGCGCGAACGCGAGGAAGACGCCATGCCGCGCTATCGACTCGCACAGCCCCTGATCGACCGGATACGGCGTCGCATCCTGCGTGTAGCACTTGCACCCCTTCGACGCCATCGAGACGCAGGCAGCGGGCACAGGAACCCGCTTGGGCCGCGTCAATTCATCGTAAGCCGGCGCGCTATGCATCAACCCAGGCACCCGAGGCTGATAGCTGGCGATGTACTCAGTCGGCGTCTTAGGCCTCGCTGACCCTTCGCCGCCGCGTGCGCCCGAAGAAGCAGCCGCCACTTCCTTCTCATCGGACCCCTTCGCCTTCGACTTGTTGAACAGCCCGGAGACGCCTAGCCAGATCAAGAGCGGCACCAGCACCATGCACGCGATCACCACATACACCGCCTTCGGAATGCGCGTCTTACCGGTGTGAACATAAGCCGAGTCGTACCAGTCGTACACCTCGCGCGGAAACGGCCGTGTCTTCACGTCCGCCGTCTTGCCCGAGCCAAACTGCTCGCACTGCAGGTTGACGGCATCCCACTGCAGAAAATTTGATACCGCCGCTGCACCCGCCAGCCGCTTCACGTGCTGATGCCAACCCGGCGCCTGCACGAGGTTGCGCACGAAGCTATCGATGTTCTTCGGGTGCTGAGTCAGCAAGAAGAAATCAAAGCCATACGAACGATGCTCAGTCAGGCGCGCGATGTGCGGCGGCTCCTTCAGACTGGCCGGCCGTTTCGGCAAATCGTAGTGGCACTCATCAACCAAGAAGATCGCACCTGGCTCGACGGACTCCCATTCGTGAAACCGAAAGGGCTTCCACCCGAATTCATCGATGGTCGATTGCTTGAGGTTGCAATAAGGCTGATTCGGCTTCTTCGGATCGTTCTCAGGCCGGATGTTGAAGTAGACCGGGCGACCACTCTCCAACTGCAGCTTACGAACGTCCTGCAGCGTGAACAGCGTCTTACCGGAACCATTGCCACCCGTGCGGAGATAGAACATCGACGCGCCCTCAGAGCTTCATGAAGCGCTTGATGGCCAGCGCGCCTGCAGCTGTGCGAACAGCAGTCATCGCGAACCGCCCGGTGTACGCCGCGACGATCACACCGATGCACTTCCCGAGCTTCATGTAGCCCATCAGCCCAAGCAGCTCTGCAGGCAAACCGCCCAGTGTCTGCACCGAACGCTGCATCACGTAATCGAACGTGGCGTCGATGCCGGTGTACGTCACGACACCAATGCCGAGGCCCACAAGGACCTGCACGGCAAGACTGCCGGCGACATACCGGAGGCCACCAACCAGAAGGGCAATCGCCCACGGAATAAATGCAGGCATGTTGCGTTACCCCTTCACGACGATTCGACCAGCAACGAAGTACGAGCACGCGAGCAACACGATGCCCATGTACTCCAGCCAAGGACAGATGACGGAGAACGGAATGCGCACGGTCTGACCCATCACCGTCACCGTCTTGTCAGCAATGCAGGCAGACACGCCGATCACGTCCTGCCCCTCGAAATCAGACGGATTCATGTTGATCGTGCGCTTGCTACCGTCCGGTAGGTCCCCGGTCTGATCGCCGCCTTGCTTGCCCTTCGCCACCATGGCGTCATAGGCCTTCGTCTCGTCCGTGGGATCGGGCTTCTTCTCAAAGAACTGGCAATTCCGCTTGTACTGCTCTAGCGCCATAGCGTTGAGGATCGGGTCTTCACCCTTCACCGTGAAGCCGGCTTCGCACGAGCCGCTAAAGCCAGCGCCGCCATCAGCACCGCCGCCCCCCGTCGTCGCGCATACCTTGTTGCCCGGGTCCTTGTTGCACGTCTCGCCGATGGACTCTTTCTTTTCGTCAATCTTCGTACCGACGATGGTGCCCGCGCTATCGCGTGTCGTCGTCGTTGTTGTCGTCGTGCACACACCACCGTCGCACTTGATTTCCTTCTTCGTGTCGGTCGACGTGCCGTCCGGGTTCTTGACGGTGCTGGTCTCCGTGCCTTCGATGGTGCCATTGGGATCGCTGTAGGCGCACACGATCTGCCCGTTAACACCCTTCACCAACCCATAGGGGCACTGATCGTTCTTGCCCTCGGATTCCTGCGTGGTGCCCTCAGGTGCATCCCCAGGCACCGGCACGCCAGTACCAACACAGGTCTCGCCGGTGACGCGGCCAAGGCCCTTGGTGACCCACTCCTTAGTGTCAGGATCAAGCGCCGAGGTCTTACTGCCGTCATCAACGAAACGCACCTGACAGCCGAACGAATCGGGCAAGCCACCCGTATCGCCCTCGATAGGCGAATTCACGTTGTTGATTTCGGTCTGACAACCGCCAGGCTGATTCTTGCCAGAGGACTGAAAGTTGTAGCGCTTGCCGGCATTGGCTTCGCAGGCTTTCTCCCAGCGCGACTTCGACGGCACGCAGGACTTGCCATCCGGCGAGTCCTCATAGTTCGCGTTGCACGAGCACATCCCAGAGCTAGAAATCAGCGAGCTATTCGTCGGACACACATTGCCGCTGTTCATGTACAGCGTTGCACGCGCGGGATAACGCGGAGACCCGTCAGGATGCATGTACGACCCTTGACAGTACCCGGATGCGGTAGGCGTGGGCACCTGACCAACCACCACGGTGAAGCCTGAGACACCGGACGCGGTGTATTGAGTGATGAACGCAGGAAGCAGCGCCGCACACACGTCAGAGGCACTAGCGCCCGTCGCAGCAGGGCTTGGAAGGCCCCAACCCCACTGCCCGGATATCTGCGGCACCGGGGGGATGAGCGCCTGCGCCATCAACGACACAGACAGGAGCACCAGGGCGAGCGCTACTCGGAGAACATGAGCCATGCCGCCCCCAGGATTGCGATGATGACGAACAGACCCATGCTTCACCTCTACGAAGGACTCGACGCGAGCCCTTTGAAGAAGCCCCCGGGTGATCAGGCCGAGGACCGAAGCCACGATCAGTGGATGGCGCGACGCACCCACTTGAACGCGGCGATGCCGACCACGACCAGCAACACGGCCGCGCCGATGGTGCCGATCGGGGTGAGCGTGCCGTTGATTTCGGTCACGACGGCGGCGACGTCGACGGCAGCGTGAGCGGGTGCGACAGCACCGACACCAGCAGCGGCCAGCAGGCCCAGCGCAACGGCCTTGTTCAGGCGGTTCTTGAGTTCCATGTCAGTCTTCCTTTTCAGTTGAAGGTCCGGAGGTTTGAATAAGCCTTGTCAGCTGCCGGACACCCCAGCCAACGGCCCATACGACGAGCACCGCCACTGCGATCTGAGCGCCTTCCTCAGGCGTCAACTGCAGCGGGGGCAGAGAGAGTTCGTGCACCACGGTGACGGTGCACGCGGACGCACATTCGATGACCGTGGGGTCAGCCATGGATCGAAGGCACCTTGCTGTGATCGCGGTTGCGCGCAGCGTTGATGCGGTCGCGACGCTCGATGAGGTACAGAACGAAGTCGATACCCTTGTCCAGCAGCCGCGAGCAGAAGAAGCCCGCCATGCACCCGATAAGGATCGCGTGCAGGGCCAGATCAACAATGATCTGTACAGCCTCGGGCGGGAGCATCACTGCGGCCTCGGTGCTGCTGCGGGAGGTTGCTTGCCGGCGGGCGTGAGGCCCGTCAGCACTGCGCCTATCTTGCGATCCTTCGGCGAGGGCTTCAGCGAGAACTTCGCGCTGTAGGTGCCCACCGTGGGGGCCTTGTCGCCGCGCATCTGATCGCCCAGGCGCAAGACGCCGACCGCTTCGGGCGTGCCGTCGTCGTTGATCAGGATGCACTCGCACTCTTGGACTTGGTACGAGCGGCCTTCGAAGGTCTTGTTCTGCAGTTCGCCGACCTTGATGATTTGAATAAGAGAGGTGTGGTTCATGAGAGCTTTCTGTGCCGCTATTTCAGGCTTGAGGTTTGCGGGCGACATGCCAGCCGGAAGCCCTCGCACGAGGGCTACGAGCTAGCGAGTCACGGGCGATACCCGGCATACCCATCGGCATAAACCTGACTGCCACTGAGATACGCGACGTGCCCACCAGACGGAAACAAATCGGGCGCATCCAGCGACGACCCATGCACTTGCCAGTCAGCCCACCAATCGCTATCCCAGCCACCCTGCATGTGCCGGATGTTGGAACCACGACGCGGGAGAAAGGGACCGATATACGAGGGTGTGCCCGCCTGCTGGCCGGAGGCCGAGGGAGCGGCCAAGCTCGGCGCAGCCTCGTTTACCTCTTGCGAGGCACCAGCAGGGGGGCACTCGGATTGCTGCTGCGCCGACTGGGCGAACAGCGAGAAGGAAATTTGTGAAAGCATGGCCGCTCCTAAAATGAGCAATCTGCAACCTATAGCAAACTGCAACACCCCGAGCATATACAACCATGTCGCAACTTGCAACACCCCTTACCGTCGCCGAGCTGATTGAGGCGGCAGCAGTTGTCGCCGGCAGCCAAGTCAAGCTAGCCGCACTGCTAGACACGACCGCGCCGACGCTGATACAGATGAAACAGGGGAAGCGCCCGTGTAACTGGCGCGTGAGAGGAAAGCTAAGAGCCGTGCTTGGAGAGGACCCTGCTCATGCCTTCATGGCGGCCATGGCAGAAGACCTAGCCCTGTCCGACAACGCAGACGAGCAACAAGCCGCCGCGAGCTTCCGAGTAATGCTGGACGCTTTGCCGGCCAATGAAAAAAGCCCCGTCAATCCGAAGATCAACGAGGCTTCATCAACTTGGCGGAACCGGAGGGATTCGAACCCTC